GCTCCACATATTCCACAACTCCCCCATCCGTGTTAGCATCACTGTCACTATGGAACACGCAAACCCCGCATCCGTAGGCACGGTTGTCACCGGTGAAACTCCACTGCCAAGCTGGCTATCGTGCCCAGACCCCAAGCCCCCGCGCCCCAGCAAGTCGGCGCGTGAACTGCTGCACCTCGAATATGAGCAAATCTTCGAACGGGTGATCGAGGACATCTATCGTGGCCGCTCCCTTCAGTCCTTGATCGAGGACGACCATCGAGTCGTGTCCTATGAGGACTTCCTGCGCTGGATCAAGCGCGACCCCCAGCGCCACGAGCGATTCAAGGAGGCACAGGAGATGCGCACCGAGTTCATGGCCGGGGAGATTCTTGAGATTGCCGATGGGGTCGAAGCGGTTGACCCGCAATCAAACGACACGGTGAACCGCGACAAGCTGCGCATCGACACGCGCAAGTGGCTCATGGGTGCCCACAACAAGAAACGCTATGGGGAAACCAAGCAGATCGAGTTGGGTGGGACGATCTCGATCACTGAGGCGCTGGCGCAGGCCCAAGCCCGGGTGATCGAGGCAGAGGTGGTCGATGTGACCCCGAGACTGGAGGACAACTCATGACGATGATCCTGATTGGGCTGGTGGTCGTACTGCTGGCAAACGCCGTTGGCGATTGGATGACCTGATGCAGAAGATGCGCTACTCGCCCGAGGAGGAGCAACTGCTGATGTCGCAGTTGTGGAGTCCGAACATTAAGGACGACCCCGAGGCGTTCGTTCTGTTCGCGTTCCCTTGGGGACAGAAGAACACCCCACTCGAACACTTCAAAGCACCCCGGGCGTGGCAGCGCAGAACCCTTCGCCGCATCGCACAGTTCATCCGCGACAACCGGGGCAAACTGACCGAGGGTGATCTGATCGACGCCCTGCGCCGCGCTGTGTCCTCTGGCCGGGGTGTGGGTAAGTCTGCCCTCGTGTCGTGGCTGATCCTGTGGATGCTGACCACCCGCATCGGCTCCAGCGTGATCGTGTCGGCCAACAGCGAGAACCAGTTGCGCAAAGTGACATGGGGTGAGTTGACCAAATGGGTCACGATGGCGATCAACGCCCACTGGTGGGAGCCGACGGCCACCTCGCTGAACCCAGCGGCGTGGCTGACCGAGTTGGTCGAGCGTGACCTCAAGAAAGGCACCCGGTACTGGGGAGCCGAGGGCAAGCTGTGGAGCGAGGAGAACCCAGACGCCTACGCCGGTGTTCACAACATGGACGGCATGATGGTGATCTTCGACGAAGCCTCGGGTATCCCGGACTCGATCTGGTCCGTGGCGGCGGGCTTCTTTACGGAGAACATCCTTGATCGGTACTGGTTCGCGTTCTCCAACGGCCGTCGCAACACCGGGTACTTCTACGAGGCCGTGGACGGCAACAAGCGCGACTTTTGGGAATCCGAGAAGATCGACGCCCGCACAGTCGAGGGAACCGACAAGACCATCTACCAGCAGATCATTGAGGAGTACGGCGAGGACTCCGACGAGGCCCGGGTCGAGGTCTATGGGGATTTCCCTAAGTCCGGCCAAGACCAGTTCATCGCGCCCCACCTCGTCGATGACGCCATGAAGCGCCCCCAGTACAAGGACATGACCGCACCCATCGTGATCGGCGTGGACCCGGCCCGGGGCGGCATGGACTCCACCGTGATTGCCGTGCGCCGTGGGCGCGACATCGTGGCGATCAAGCGGTTTCGGGGTGACGACACCATGACCACCGTGGGCCACGTCATTGACGCCATCGAGGAGTACCGCCCAGCACTGACTGTGATCGACGAGGGTGGCCTCGGGTACGGCATCCTTGACAGGCTCACCGAGCAGAAGTACAAAGTGCGCGGCGTCAACTTCGGCTGGAAAGCCAAAAATCCCGTGATGTGGGGCAACAAGAGGGCCGAGATTTGGGGAGCCATGCGCGACTGGCTCAAGTCGGCCAGTTTACCGCAGGACAGGTTGCTCAAGGCGGATCTGATCGGGCCGATGAAGAAGCCCAACTCTGCGGGCACCATATTCTTGGAGGGCAAGAAGGAAATGAAAGCCCGTGGATTGGCCTCACCGGATGCCGCTGATGCCATCGCCGTGACTTTTGCGTTTCCTGTTGCACATCGGGAGTACAATGACCGCGCAGTCCCGCGCCGCAACGCGCAAAATGGAACAGTTACAACCTCTTGGATGGGAGCCTGAAATGCCACTCGTAAAGTCCACCAGCAAAAATGCTTTCCGCAAAAACATCAAGGCTGAAGTCGCCAGCGGAAAACCGGTCAAGCAGGCCGTTGCTATCGCGTATTCAGTGAAGCGCGAAGCCGCTAAAAAAGCCCCCGCGAAGGGCAAAAAATGAGACTTCAAGCAACTCAGGACTGCCTAATCGTTCGCCCAGACCTTGAAAAACACGAACTTTTCGTGCTGTTGCGAGAAAAGCAGACCGGCACCGGGATCGTGGTTTCTGCCGGTCCTGACGCCAAAGACGTGAAAGTTGGCGACAAAGTGCTATTTGGTGATTCCATTGGTCAAGACTTACAATGGCAGGGCGAACACCTGCTCGTGATGCGAGAGGCGCACACCCTCGGAGTATTTGACGCATGAAAGACACAACCGGAATCGTGGCCGCAGCAAATGTGGCAAAGAACGGCCCGTACCCGTCAAAAGGCGGTTCCGAGGACATTCTGACCGTCGCCCGTTCCCGCATGACGATGGCGATCTCGGCGTTTTCCGAGACACGCGAAAGCGAACTCGATGACCTGCGGTTCTATGCAGGCTCCCCGGACAACCAGTGGCAGTGGCCCGCTGACGTTCTCCAGACCCGTGGCGCGGTCCAAGGTCAGACCATCAACGCCCGCCCCTGCCTGACCATCAACAAGCTGCCCCAGCACGTCAAGCAGATTACCAACGAGCAGCGGATGAACCGCCCCGGCATCAAGGTGATCCCGGCTGACGACAAGGGCGATGTCGAGGTGGCCGATGTCTACAACGGCGTGATTCGCCACATTGAGTACATCTCCGACGCCGACGTGGCCTATGACACTGCCTGCGAGAACCAAGTCTCCTACGGCGAAGGCTACATCCGGGTGCTCACCGAGTACTGCGACGAGAATACCTTCGATCAGGACATCAAGATTGGCCGGGTGCGCAACAGCTTCTCGGTCTACATGGACCCGATGATCCAAGACCCAACGGGCGCTGATGCCCGCTGGTGCTTCATCACCGAGGACATGACCAAGGCCGAGTACGAGCGGATGTACCCCAACGCCGCGCCGATCAACACCCTCATGTCCTTGGGTGTGGGCGATCAGTCAATCAGCCAGTGGATCAGCGAAAACACCGTGCGTATTGCCGAGTACTTCTACATTGAGTACGAAAAGGCCACGCTCAATCTGTACCCGGGCAACCAGACCGCATTTGACGGCACCCCCGAGGACAAGTCGTTGCGCATGATGTTTGGCAAGCCCTTGCGCTCTCGCCCATCGGATCGCAAGCGCGTCAAGTGGTGCAAGATCAACGGCTACGAAATTCTTGAAGAACGCGAGTGGGCTGGCTCGTATATCCCCGTGGTGCGCGTGATCGGCAACGAGTTCGAGGTCGATGGTCGTGTGTACGTGAGCGGTCTGGTGCGCAACGCCAAAGACGCCCAACGCATGTACAACTACTGGGTGAGCCAAGAAGCCGAAATGCTGGCGCTGGCCCCCAAAGCCCCGTTCATCGGCTACGGTGGGCAGTTTGAGGGGTACGAGCAGCAGTGGAAAACTGCCAACACCCAAAACTGGCCGTATCTGGAGGTCAATCCAGACGTTACGGACGGTCAAGGCAACATCCTGCCCCTACCCCAGCGGGCACAGCCTCCGATGGCCTCCAGCGGCCTCCTGCAAGCCAAGGCGGGCGCATCTGAGGACATCAAATCGGCCACCGGTCAGTACAACGCATCGCTGGGCATGTCCAGCAACGAACGTTCTGGCAAGGCCATCCTTGCGCGTCAGCGTGAGGGCGACGTAGGAACCTATCACTATGTGGATAATCTGGCCCGCGCTATTCGCCATGTTGGTCGTCAGTTGGTGGACCTGATCCCCAAGATTTACGACACCGAGCGGATCGCCCGCATCATTGGTGAAGACGGCGAACCATCGACCGTCAAGATGAATCCGATGCAAGAGGAACCGGTCAAGAAGATCGTGAACCAAGAAGGCGTCGTCATCGACAAAATCTACAACCCGAGCGTCGGCAAATACGACGTGCGCGTCATCACTGGTCCCGGCTACGCCACCAAGCGTCAAGAAGCCCTTGAGTCGATGGCTCAACTGCTGCAAGGCAATCCGCAATTGTGGCAAGTGGCTGGTGACCTGTTTGTCAAGAACATGGACTGGCCCGGTGCCCAAGACCTTGCCAAGCGGTTCCAGAAAACCCTTGACCCCAAGGTGCTGGCCGACGAGGACAACCCGGCTCTGGTCGCTGCCAATCAGCGGATGGAAGCAATGGCCGCTGAGATGCAGAACATGTTCAACATGCTGCAAAACGTCCAGCGGTCGATGGAAGCGAAAGAGATGGACATCAAGGAGTTCGAGGCTGAGATCAAGGCGTATCAGGCCGAGACACAGCGTATCAGCGCCGTGCAGGCCAGCATGACTCCCGAGCAGATTCAGGACATCGTGATGGGCACCATCGCGGCTGCGGTGGACACTGGCGATCTGGTTGCCGGTGCGCCTGAGATGCGCGAGACTCCGCAGATGGAAGCACTGGAAGCACCCGAACAAGGAGAGATGAATGAAATGCGCTGATTTCGTCGGCATACTGTTCTTGGCACGGGATGTTGCGCATTCCGTCCACCTGAACACCCGCAGTTTTGCCAAGCACTCGGCTCTGAACTCGTTTTACGACGAAGTGGTGGAGTTGGCCGACAAGTTTGCCGAAGCCTACCAAGGCCGTCACGGTTTGATTGGCCCGATCAGCTTGATGTCTGCCAAGAAAACAACCAACATTGTGGAGTTTCTTGAAGACTCACTGGCCGACATCGAAAAAATGCGCTACGAGGTGTGCGAGAAGTCTGACACCCCAATTCAGAACATCATTGATGAAATCGTCGGGCTTTACCTGTCCACCCTGTACAAGCTAAAATTCCTCGCATAAGGAGCCAAAATGGAACTCTTGAACCCCCTTTCCAAAGCCGATTTTCCGGCTCAATCCGTGTCCTACACGGGCACCGCAGGCTCCACGACTGGTTGGAACGCTGGTCCCGAGGGTGTGATGGTTTGGTCTGACCAACCCTGTTACGTTGAAGTGGGTGAGGGCGCTGTGGCAACCACTGCCAGCACTCCGATTCCTGCTTTCACCCCGATCCCCTTCAAGGTGCCAATCGGTACCAGTGGCGTTTGGCGTGTCAGCGCAATCCAGTTGTCTGCTGGCGGCACGGTGTACGCCAAGCCGATGAACACGAAATGAGCTTCCTTGCAGCCCGCAATGCAGTGGCTATCGGCCTTGGCGGCATTGTTTCGCTCTTTGGTGGCCGTGCTTCTGAGGTGGCTCAGAGCAACCTTCTCACCGAATCCGGCAACAATCTGGTGCAGGAAGACGGTGGCCTCATCCTACTGGAGTGACCCCACAATGTCCGTCAGTCTTTCTCCTATTGGTGGTGCCGGTTGGCAGTTTTTTGACAACAACGGAGTTCCGTTGTCTGGTGGAAAACTGTACACGTATGACGCAGGCACGACAACGCCCGAGCCGACGTACATATCTTCGTATGGCACAGCGGCGCACACCAACCCAATCATTCTTGACTCCGCAGGCCGCATTCCCGGTAGCAGCGAGGTATGGTTGACGGATGGGGTGTTGTACAAATTCACTCTGAAAACCAGCACGGATGTTCAGTTGTGGAGTGTTGACAACATTGGCGGTGTCAATGATTTTTCGAGGCTTTGGCCAACAATTTACAACAGCACAGGTGATGGTGTAAACACTGCTTTTGTGCTGCCCACTGCACCGGTGAGCGAAAACACAACTCAGGTTTACATCAATGGGCTGTATCAGCAAAAGAACACGTATTCGCTTTCCGGCGTCACGTTGACTTTTTCCGAGGCTCCTCCTGAAACATCCACTGTTGAAGTTTCTTACTTTTAAGGATCAATCATGGCCGACCAAAAAATCTCCCAACTGACTTCTGCAACCGCTCTTGCGGGAACCGAAGTCGTTCCTGTGGTGCAAGGTGGTGTCACCAAAAAAGCCACGATTGACCAAATTTTGGCTCCTGCGTCAGGTAAAGGTATTGACTTTTCCGCAGCGGGTGGTGACACGCTGAACATGTATGACGAGGGTACGTGGACACCCGTTATCCGAGGAACTGGAACGGCTGGTACTGAGTCAGGTACAAAAAACGCGACCTACACTCGAATTGGTAATCGAGTGTTTGCGCGTCTGTCGCTTTCAGCCTACACGTTGACTGGTGCAACCGGAAACATTCGATTGACTGGTTTGCCGTTCAGTGCGCGGTGGAACGGTGTTGTAGCGTATGCTGAAGGGTTGACTCCTGCATTTACGGCGGCTATTGGTTCTGGTGGGGCACTTACTCTCTCCAACACCACGTCTTCCGGCTCCACTGACGCTGATTTTCGTCCCTCGGTGTCCGCAAGCTGGGATAACTACATGACTTCCTCTACAACTTGGAACGGTGGCGGTGGTTCTAGCTACATTCACATTGAGTTGTGGGGCAGCATTGTTTAAGGATTAAAAATGGCGCTCACAAAAGTCTCCTATTCGATGATCGAGGGCGCTGAATACAACGTCCTTGATTACGGTGCCGTTGGTGATGGCCTCACCGATGACAGTGTTGCAGTACAAAAAGCGATTGATGCCGCCGAAGCGGCTGGTGGTGGCACGGTGTACGTTCCCAGTGGGACGTATTTGTGCAATACGCCGCTGGTGCTCAAATATGGTGTCAATTTCATTGGTGAAAGCCGTGCAAACACCAAGATTTTGAAAGACAGTACCACCACCAAAACTGTCACCATTTATGCAAATGCACTGATTCCTGAAATCTACGCTCCCAGCACTTTGCCGAGCAACATCAATGCCATCTTGGTGCTGACTGGTTTGCCGGGGCCGGGTCGTTACACAGGCACGATCAGCGAACTGACGTTTGAAGGTACTTACGGCACTCCGGGAAATTACGAATCGCAAAAAGTGCAATTCGGCATCGTTTCTGTCGGTAGTGTCAGTGACTTTGTGCTGCAAAGTTGCAATATCAACCAAGTACAGTACGGCGCAATTTTCCCGTCCATTTTTGTAGCCGAGATTCGCAACAACCGCATTTCTCGCTGCCTGCATGGTCTTGGAATTGACGGTTCCAGCACATCGACGGCAATTTCCACCAACTACGCCAACGACTGCCGAACCTACGGCTTCTATCTTCGTGCGTTGTATTACTCCGAAGTGTCGGGTAACGCTGTTGATTATCTGAATGATTTCAACAAGTACCCTGACCGCAGTGCTCTTTGCCAAGCATACGTGTTCCGCACTATGCGCGGTTGCACGGTCACCAACAACGGTCAAGAACAAACACTTGGTCGTAATTGGGTGCTGCTGGACTTTAAGAGTTCGATCTTTGAAGGCAACTTCAGCATCGGTCTTGGCTCGGACTACATCGGCACTGAAGAAATTGCATGGTTGTACAGTGACAACACATTGCAAGGTTCGCTGGTTAAGAATAACAGCAACTGGACTTACAACGCCAATGGCTTGTTGTTCGGTGGTGCAGACCCAGCCAAACACCACAACATTTATTTCACGTCAACCGATCTTGTGCGTTTCAATGACTTCACGAACAACTGGGTTCGTGAGACATTTGGGTTTGTGCCAATCGAGGCTGGCTATGGCAACAATGTCCCAAGTAACGAACCGAACCTTGCCGTTGGTGGTGAACTTCTTGCGACCTACACCAATCCCACGATTACCGCAGCCGTTCCGGGTAATTTGAACGTTACGTACAACGCCAACAACAAGCATTTTTATCACTACATTGGTAAAATTGCCCATGTATGGGGATGCTTTGATGTCACGATTACGCACACCACAGCTTCTGGTCGGATGGAGATTGGTGGTCTGCCGTTCAATGAAAACCAAGCATGGGCGATTGCTGTGACTGGTGTTCAAGGTGGTAGCGGGTTGACCAAAAAACTGGGTCACTTTTTGTGGTCTGCTGGTTCAATCACTGGTGTTTGGTATGACGAGGACGATGCTGTGTTCAACATCACCGACATTCCGACTGGAACCACCCTGCAAATTTACTACGACGGGTGGATTCAACGTCTTGCGTAACTGACTTCTTGACACCGGGGCAACCCGGTGTAAGATAAACCACTGTACCGGCCCAGTTGACCGGGGTTCCTTTGGAACATGCAATGACTGAACAAGTCCAAAACCTAGCGGAAGTAGACTCCGCGCAAGCCCCCGAGGTGACGGCCACCACGGATCAGGCACAAAATGCGCCGGAAGTCGCTGATCAAGGCGGCGAGACAGCAGAGGAGAAGAAGTTTTCTCAAGCTGAACTCGATGCGATGATTGGCAAACGCCTCGCAAGAGAGCAACGTAAGTGGGAACGTGAGCAGCAGGCCAAGCAAGCAGAGATGCAAGCGCGGCAGTCGGTGCCAGCGGAACTCCCGCCAGCGGACCAGTTTGAGTCCCCTGAAGCCTATGCGGAAGCACTGGCCGTCAGGAAGGCTGAAGAACTGATCGCGCAGCGCGAACTCCAAAAGCAACGCGCCCAGTTGGAAGACGCCTACGCAGAGCGTGAGGAAGAAGCCCGTGGCAAGTATGACGACTTCGAGCAAGTCGCCTACAACCCTCAGCTTCGAGTCACCGATGTAATGGCCGAAACAATCAAGGCGTCCGACCTCGGACCTGATCTGGCCTATTGGCTGGGTAGCAACCCGAAAGAAGCTGATCGCATCTCGCGTCTGTCGCCGCTCCTGCAAGCGCGTGAGATTGGGAAGATCGAAGCCAAACTTGGTGCCGAGCCTCCCCAGAAGAAAACCACGTCTGCGCCCGAACCGATTCGTCCGGTGAGTGCCCGTGCCGTGAATCCCGGTGTCACTGACACCACCGATCCTCGGTCTACCCAGACCATGAGTGCGTCGGAGTGGATCGCAGCCGAGCGTCAACGACAAATCGCCAAAGCACAGGCACTCCGCAACCGTTAAATAGGACTTTGAATCATGGCAAACAGCCTTCTCACCATTGACATGATCACGCGCAAATCTCTGGAAATTCTGGAGAACAACCTCGTGATCACCCGCAACGTGAACCGCCAGTACGACGACAGCTTTGCTGTTGAAGGTGCAAAGATCGGTTCAACCCTGCGTATCCGTCTGCCCGACCGCGCTCTGGTGACTGACGGTGCCGCCCTGCAAGCACAGGACGACAACGAGCAGTACACCACCCTGACCGTGGCCTCGCAGAAGCACGTTGGCATCAACTTCACCTCTGCCGAACTGACCATGCAGTTGGACGACTTCGCAGAGCGTGTGCTGAAGCCTCGTATCAGCCAGTTGGCTTCCACCGTGGACGCTGACGTTGCCAACGCATTCAAGCTGGTCGGCAACTCGGTCGGTACCCCCGGCGTGGCCCCCGCCACCGCTCTGGTGATGCTGCAAGCCCAACAGAAGCTGAACGAAAACGCTGCCACGATGGCCCCGCGCTTCCTGACCGTGAACCCCGCCGCCAACGCTGCGCTGGTGAACGGCCTGTCCGGCTTCTTCAACCCCCAAGACGTGATCTCCCGCCAGTTCAAGAACGGCATGATGGGTGAGCAGGTTTTGGGCTACGACGAAGTGAACATGAGCCAGTCCATCAAGTCCTTCACCGTGGGCACCCGTACCGCTACTGGCGGCACGACCTCGGCTGCTGTGACCGCTGAAGGCGCTACCACCATCGCCATTACCGGCGCTGGTAACGGCGCTACCGTGAAAGCTGGCGACGTGTTCACCGTGGACGGCTGCTTCGCTGCCAACCCCCAGACCCGCGAATCCACCGGTTCGCTGTTCCAGTTCGTCGCTTTGGCTGACGTGACTCTGGGTTCGTCTGGCGAAGGCAACATCACCGTGGCCCCGATGTACTCGGGCAGCAACGCTCTGGCTACCGTTGTGACCCTGCCGGGTAACAGCAAGGCCGTGACGTTCGTTGGCGCTTCTGGTCTGACCTACGCTCAGAACTTGGCATATCACCGTGACGCCATCGCGTTTGCCACCGCTGACCTGCTGCTGCCGCAAGGCGTGGACATGGCCTCTCGTGCCGTCCACAACGGCATCAGCCTGCGTGTGGTTCGCCAGTACGACATCAACAACGACCGTATGCCGTGCCGTGTTGACGTTCTGTACGGCTACAACACGATCCGTCCGCAGATGGCCTGCCGCATGTGGGGCTAATCTGAACCGAGGGGCTTCGGCCCCTCTTTTCTGAACTCATTCTTGAAAGGAAATCATCATGGCTCTCCCTAACGGTGCAGGCGGTTATCAAGTCGGTGCAGGCAATCGTGCTGAAACCATCATGGGCGCTTTTGCTGCGCCTCAAACCGCCACTTCCACGGCTACCCTGACTGCTGCCCAGATCACTGGCGGTATGCTGGTTGCAAACCCCTCAACCTCCGCTGCGACTTATACGCTGCCGACCGCTGCTCTGATCGACGCTGCTGTTCCCAACGCAACCGTTGGCAGCACCTTCGACCTGAATGTGGTCAACGTGGGCACGTCGTCTGGTACGGTGACTCTGGCTACCGCTACCGGTCTGACCGATGGCGGCAATGCTTTTGTTGCTGTCGCTATCACTTCCAGCGCAGCATTTCGGTTCCGCAAGACCGGCGATGCAGCTTGGACGGTCTACAAGATTGCCTAAATCTTGAGCAAGAAGTAAAACGGGGCTTCGGCCCCGTTTTCACATGGAGAATCACATGAACGTCGTACTCGTACACCCCATTCACGGTGCCAAAGTTGCCATCAACGAACTGGAGATAGAACAGGATGTCAAAAACGGTTGGTCGGAGTACAATCCCGATACGCCCGTCGAAAAACCGACCGAAGCGGCACCCGTTGAAGAACTGCACGTCAAACGCAAGTCTTCGCGCAAGGTGACCCCACAACCCATCGAACAGCCCAACGAAGTTCCAGACTTTCTGACTTCGGCAAGCGACGAATCCGAAGGAAGCTGAAATGGCAACGACCGCTGGCGATCAAATCAACCGGGCCTTGCGCCTGCTCGGTGTACTGGCCGAGGGTGAAACCCCGTCAGCGGCGACAAGCCAAGATGCGCTTCTGGCGATGAACCAGATGATCGACTCGTGGAACACTGAGCGCCTGTCGGTCTACGCCACCCAAGATCAGGTATTCAGTTGGCCCGCAGGCGAGATTCGCCGCACTCTTGGCCCTACTGGTGACTTCGTGGGCAACCGCCCCGTGCTGCTCGATGACGCCACCTACTACCGCGCTCCCAGCGGCGTGTCGTATGGCATCAAGTTCATCAACCAAGACCAGTACAACGGCATCGCGGTCAAGACGGCTACCTCGACCTTTCCGCAGGTCATCTTCGTCAACGAGACATTCCCCGATGTCGAGATGTTCATCTACCCCAAGCCCACGCAGGTCTTGGAGTGGCACTTCATCTCGGTGCAGGAGTTGACGCAGCCTGCCAATCTGGCAACCCAGTTGCACTTCCCGCCCGGGTACATGCGGGCCTTCACTTACAACTTGGCGATGGAGATCGCGCCCGAGTTTGGTGTTGAGCCGTCGCCGCAGGTCCAGCGCATCGCCATGACCAGCAAGCGCAACCTCAAGCGCATCAACAACCCGAACGACATCATGAGCCTGCCCTACGGTGTCGTGGCGAACAAACAGCGGTTCAACATCTACGCTGGGAACTTCTGATGAAGACCCCGATCCTCGGCTCCGCATACGTGGCCCGCAGCGTCAACGCTGCGGATGCCCGCATGGTCAATCTATTTCCCGAGATCATCCCTGAGGGTGGCAAAGAGCCTGCGTTCCTGAACCGCGCACCGGGCCTCAAGTTGAAGGTGTCCGTGGGCCTTGGACCTATCCGTGGCCTGTGGCAACTGGGTGCAAATCTGTACGTGGTCAGCCGCGACAAGCTGTACAAGGTGGACTCGGCCTACACCGTGACCCTGCTGGGTACGGTGGCGGGCACCAGCGGGCCTGTCAGCATGGCTGACAACGGCACCCAGTTGTTTGTGGCTTGTAACGGCCCGAGCTTCATCTACAACGTCACGACCAACGCATTTGCCCAGATCGCAGACAGTGACTTCCCGGGTGCGGTGACCGTGGCCTACCTCGACGGCTACTTCGTCTTCAACGAGCCGAACAGTCAGAAAATTTGGGTTACCAGCCTGCTGGATGGTTTGAGCGTGGACCCGCTGGACTTTGCCAGCGCCGAAGGTTCCCCGGATGGCGTAGTCGGCATCATCGCAGACCACCGCGAAATCTGGGTGTTTGGCACCAACTCGGTTGAGGTTTGGTACAACAGCGGCAACGCAGATTTCCCACTGTCGCGCATCCAAGGCGCGTTCAACGAACTGGGCTGCGCTGCCCCGTACTCGATTGCCAAGATGGACAACGGATTGTTCTGGCTGGGTAAGGACGCTCGGGGTCAGGGGATTGTCTACCGGGCCAACGGCTACACCGGTCAGCGCATCTCGACCCACGCTGTTGAGTGGCAAATCCAGCAGTACGATGACATGTCGGACGCCATCGGGTACACGTACCAGCAGGACGGTCACAGCTTCTACGTGCTGATCTTCCCGCAAGCCAACACGACGTGGGTCTACGACGTGGCAACACAGGCGTGGCACGAGCGGGCCGGATTCATCAATGGCGCGTTCACTCGTCACCGCAGCAACTGTCAGGCGTTTTTCAATGGTGATGTGTTGGTGGGTGACTATCAAAACGCCAACGTCTACGCATTCGACTTGGAAGACTACTCGGACAATGGTGGCATCCAAAAGTGGCTGCGGTCGTGGCGGGCACTTCCTACTGGACAAAACAATCTCAAGCGCACCGCGCAGCACAGCCTTCAACTCGATCTGGAAACAGGTGTCGGACTGAACGGGTTGCAAGTTTCCGAAGTGATTTACTTGCGCACTGAAACCGGTGACCAACTTGTCACCGAAAGCGGTGATCCTCTGATCGCTGACCAAATGGAACTTGCGGTTCAAGGTGTTGATCCGCAGGTCATGCTGCGCTGGAGCGACGATGGTGGGCACACATGGTCCAACGAGCATTGGATCAGCATCGGTAAAATCGGTGAGTTCTATCGCCGCGCAATCTGGCGTCGTCTGGGTATGACTATGAAAATTCGTGACCGAGTGTACGAGGTCAGCGGCACTGACCCCGTGAAGATCGCCATCGTGGGTGCTGAGTTGATCGTGAGTCCAACGAATGCCTAATCCGTTGAACGTACCAATCACGCCTCCTCGGGTTGCGTTTATCGACCCGCGCACCAACACGGTGTCGCGTGAGTGGTATATGTTCTTCCTGTCGCTGTTCACCCTGACGGGTGGTAGCAGCATCTCACTCGACGATGTGCAGAAAGGCCCACCTCCGCTGACTGTCGATGAACTGACACTGCTGATCAATCAGGCTGTCGGAAACCTGACACCGGCTTCCGGCACATCTGAGTTGCAGGCGGCGCTGGATGCCGTGCGCCAAGAGTTGCAGACGCTGCCCCGGCAAGAGTTGGGCACAATGGCCGCGCTCCAACAGGACAACATACCGTGGCTGAAATTCGACACATCACCTGCCGGTTTTCCGACAGGTGCTGCCGCCAACGGCACGTTGTACTGGGATGACGCTGACGGCATCAAGACGCTCAACCTCGTCATGGAGGACAGCGGTGGCGTGATCCAGCAGATCGGTGAGGAAACCTACTACCGAATCAAGGCCGACGCCGCCATCACCAACGGCCAAGTCGTAATGTTCACTGGCACCGTGGGTGCCTCGGGTGCGCTCAAGGGTGCCCCAGCCACCGGACTGACGGCGACTCAAAACGAGTACGTCATGGGTGTCGCCACCCAAGACATCGCACTCAACGGCTGGGGTTACGTGACGTGGTTTGGTCTGGTGCGTGGTCTAAACACCAGTGGTGGTGCAGAGGCTTGGGTAGATGGGCAGGTTCTGTACTACAACCCTGCTGTGCCCGGTGGCCTGACCAAAACGGTCCCCACGGCACCCAACCCCAAGGTCATCGTGGCCTCTGTGGTGCGGGCTGCGGCCACCAATGGATCGCTGTTTGTCCGTCCCACATTCGGATCGGCCCTTGGCAGCACTGACTCCAACGTCGAGATCACCGGGTTGGCGGGCGGCGATTTGCTCCAGTACGATTCAGTGCAGCAGCGATGGGAAAATGTGCCCGCCTCGACGGTGGTCGCGGGTACGGCAACAGCCCCTGTCACCAAGACCGCCAACTTCACGGTGGCCGCTGGTGAAAAGTGGCTGATCAACAACAAGTCGGGGTCATCCTGCACCGTGACGCTGCCCAGCGCCAGCGCCAATACGGGTCGGGAGTTGCATTTCCAAAATTACCAAGCCCAGACCCTCGTGTCAGCTTCGAGCAATGTCGTGCCGTTGACCGGTGGTTCTGCCACCACAGCCATTTTGGAAGCCGTGGCGGGTGCAAATGCCACCTTGGTTTCTGACGGCACAAATTGGATAATGACGCAGTACGACTCCAACAACTCGTTGGAACTGGAATAAGGAGTTCACCATGACAGTGACTGTCAAGAATTTGGTTCCCGGCAAAACTGTCGAGGCAACTCAAACCACACAATACACGGCCACCAATGTGACCACGATCATCGACAAGTTCACGGCGACCAATTACAGCGCCGCTGCTGCGACGATTTCGGTCAACCTTGTGACCACCGCTGGCTCGGCTGGCAATACCAACCTGATCACCAAAACCAAGACGCTCCAGCCTGCCGAGGTCTACACATTCCCAGAATTGGTGGGTCAGGTGCTCAACCCCGGCGACTTCATTTCCACGATTGCCGGGACCGCCAGCGCCATCAACATGCGCGTCAGTGGTCGTGAGGTGACGCAGTGAGAGTGACCTACGGTAAAGGGTTTGAGGTTGCGCCGCCGCAAATGATGCGGCAGAAGGTGGAAACCTTGCAGCAGGAGTTGTCCAAGCTGCCGCAATACGAACCCGAGACAAAGCACTATTTTTACGGCGGGATGTACTGTCGTGAAGTGTTTCGTCACGCCGGAGTTTTGGTGGTCGGCGCAGTCCACAAAAAAGAACACTTCTATCTCATTGTGTCTGGAACTGTCCAGATCACGGACGGTGAGGGAAATGCGCAAGAGGTCACCGGGCCTCATTTGTTTCAAAGCAAACCCGGGACAAAGCGGGCGGTATATGCAGTAACCGACACGCTTTGCATGACGTTCCACGCCACCGAGTCAAAAACGGTCGAGGAAGCCGAAGCCGAATTGGTTGAGGTCGAACCCGATTCGATGTACAGTCTCGGTAATCAGATCAAACACAAAGAAATCGAGGTGCAGCCATGACTTTTTGGGTTGCTGGTGCCGTTGTCGGCAGTGCTGTAATCGGAGGAATTGCCTCCAACAAAGCCGCAGGGACTCAAGCCGCTGCGGCTGATCGTGCTTCTGAAGGTCAAGAGCGCATGTTCGAGCGGCAGGTTCAACTGTCCGAACCGTGGCGTCAAGCAGGAGAAACGGCGCTCAACAAGCTGGTGCCGCTGGCGACCGAGTACACGCCGTTTGGGATGTCCCAGTTTCAAGCCGACCCGGGTTACGGCTTCCGCATGTCCGAAGGCATGAAGGCGCTGGAGCGGTCGGCTGCGGCCCGTGGTGGCTTGCTCTCAGGTGCTACGCTCAAGGGCATCCAACGCTTCGGTCAAGACCTTGGCTCTCAGGAGTACATGAACGCATTCAATCGGTATCAGACCGAAAGGGCGGCACGTCTGCAACCGCTCCAATCCCTTGCAGGGGTTGGTCAAACGACTGCGCAGCAGCTTGGTGAAGCTGGTATGCGCACTGCGCAAAACATCGGTGAAACCCAAATGAGCGGTGCGGCTGCTCGGGCCTCGGGTTATGTGGGTGGTGCCAATGCACTCACGGGTGCGCTGGGTACATACCTGAACTACTCGCAGGGTCAGAACATGCTCAATGCTCTGCGCAGTCCGGGCGTCCCGGCATCGACACCGACCTACCCGTCTTACGAAGTGCCGTACACGGCCAACATCGGGTAAGGAGTCAACATGCCTATCAATCCCGCAATCGCTCTCGGTGTCAAAGGCATCGAACTTCAAGACCCGTTGCAGCAATACGGTCGCGTCATGGCGATCCAAGGTGCCCAACAGCAGAACCAACTGGCCCAGATGCAGATGCAACAGGCCCAGCGTGAGCAAGAAGCCACCAACGCACTCAATCGCGCATACGCTGAAGCATACAACCCTCAGACCGGCGACGTGGACATCAATCGTCTGCGCACCTCGCTTGCCTCTGGAGGTTATGGTTCCAAGCTGCCCGACATCGAGAAGAAACTGGGTGAGGTCAAGACTCAGCGCCTGACGCAAGCCAAGACCGAGGGTGAGGTGCTGGACGCCGCGCTCAAGCGTTCCCGTGGCTTTCTTGAAACGCTGGACCCCAACGCTCCCGGTGCTGCCGAAGCGTACATCGCATGGCACGAGGCCAATCACAAAGACCCGATCATCGGGCCTGCGCTGGCTGCTCGTGGTGTGACTGCTGACCAGTCTCGTGGCCGCATTGCACAACTGATCCAGACTCCCGGTGGCCTTGCCCGACTGATCAACGAGTCGAAGTTGGGTACCGAGAAGTTCATGGAACTGAACAAGCCACAACTGTCCACCACGGACCTCGGCGGTCAGGTCGTGTCGCGCACGTTTGCCCCACTCACCGGCGAACTCAAGACCATTGGCGCCGAAAAGAAGACAATGGCCCCGGGCGAAGCCGAGCGCATCCGCAACGAAGGTCTGCGCATCGGCCTCGAAGGTCGCCGTGTCGCGGTGCTGGAGGAAAACGCACGTCGGGAAGCCGATCCTGCGTTCCAGCAGCGCATGGGCGCTGCCCGCGCCACCGGTGAAGCCATCGCTAAGGGTGATGTGGCCGCAGTGCAGGCGCTGCCAAAGATTGTCAGTCGTGCCGAAGAAGGTGTGCGCCTGATCGACGAGTTGATCGGCAAACGCGACTCCAAGGGTCGCTTGATTGAAGGCTCTAAGCCCCACCCCGGCTTCGAGAACGCCGTGGGTGCCACTTGGCTCCCGGGCGCTCGGTTTGTTCCGGGCACCGACGCCGCTGGCTTCATGTCGCGCTTCGACCAGATTAAGGGTGCATCGTTCCTCGAAGCCTTTGAATCGCTCAAGGGTGGCGGTGCCATCACTGAAAAAGAAGGTCAGAAGGGCACGGACGCCATCAACCGGATGTCCACCTCGACCGACGAAAAAGAGTTCATTCGCGCCGCACTCGACCTGCAAGACGTGATCCGCAAGGGTGTTGCAAACGCTCAATCTCGCGCTGCCCGCGCTGGTGGTGCAGCACCCGCCGTTCCCGCTGCGCCCGCAGCCGGTGGTGTCAAGTTCTTGGGGTTTGAATAATGCCTATCGCCCGAGTCCAGCTACCCGATGGTCGCATTGGTCGGTTTGAGGTGCCCGAGGGCACCACACCCGAGCAGGCGCAGTCGCTGATCCAAGCCCAGTTGCCCGCGCTCAGTCAACCTGCTGCGCCGCAACTGCCTGAGTCGCTGCGCCCGCGCACCGCTGCACCCGAGGGTATTCCCGGTGCTCGGCAGGAGTCCAGCCTGTACTCAAAAGTGCGTCCGTTTGTCGCTCCGACAGTCGAGGCGCTGGGTGCTGGCGGTGGTGCGCTGCTGGGTGGTGCTGCTGGAACGGTGCTCGGCCCCGTGGGCACGGCCACCGGTGCCGTGGGCGGCGCTGGTCTGGGCTACGGCATCGCCAAGGAACTCCTCGAACTGGGCGACGTGTACCTCGGCGGCAAGGCTCCGCGCCAAGGCGCTGCTCAGATCACTGAGCCGGTGCGCAACGTGCTTGAAGGTGCCACCTTTGAGGCCGGTGGCCGTGTCGCTGGTCCGCTGATCGCCAAGGGTGTCGGCAAGCTGGCCGATCTGCGCCAGATTCCCAAGAACAAGGCTGCGGACATCGCCCGCAACGCCCTTGGCCCGGACATGCCCGAGGTGCTCAACGCACTCAAGGCATCGCAGGGTCAAGGCGTCAGCGCAGCGCAGGCCAGTGCTGGCGTCAATAGTCCGACATGGCAGGCGCTGATTGACCGCGCCACGGCCCGCGATCCGCGCTTCTTGGCTGCGCTGGAGAAGTCCCAAGGTGACGTGTCGCTCAACGCCCTGTCCAAGCTGGCCGGTGGCACCACTGCTGCCGAGGCCCGGGCTACGACAGAAGGTGCCAAAGAAGCTGCCCGCAGCATCACCAGCCCCATGCGCGAAACTGCCCTCAACCGGGCAAACCTCGGCAAAGAAGTCGCCCGTCTGGAAGGTCTGTCTGCCGAACTCGGTGAGCAGGCTGCTGCCAAGGTGCAGGAGGTTCGCCGCCTCATGGAACTGGGTGACATCGCCAACGCTAGCGCCCGCTTGAGCCTCATCAAACGTGATCTGCCAGTCGGCCTGACCAAGTACACCTACGGTGGTGAACTGGCCGAGAAGGCGTTCAACGAATGGTCCAACAAGGCCGCTCAAGCCTCCCTCGATCTGGGTCAAGGTGCCCGGTTTGCACAAGACGCAGCCAGCGCCCTGCGCTCGGTGGGCATCAAACCGCTGGAAGGTGAGCCGCTGGTGCGAAGCCTCAAGGCTGTGGCGAACAACCCCGAGTTCGCTGGCAACGACGTGCTACTCGGTGCCTTGCGCAATGTCGGCGACGACATCGCCAAGTGGACCAGCAGCGGTGGTGTGATTGACGCCCGCGCCCTTGACGCCATCCGCAAGAACTCGGTCAATGCCGCGATCCAGCAGCTTCGCCCGGGCATGGACGCCACCAGCCAGCGCAACCTCGCAGCCGGTGTTCTGAGCCGGGTCAAGCCGGTGATCGACGATGCCATTGAGGCCGCAGGCGGCGCAGGCTACCGCGACTACCTCAAGCAACACGCGCAACTGTCCCAGAAGATTGCCGAGAAGCAGTTGACTGGTGAAGCCCTGAAGCTGTGGAAGACCGACAAGAACGCATTCGTACGCCTCGTGCAGAATGAGTCGCCGGAAGCCGTGGAGAAGATTCTCGGCCCGGGCAAGTACAACATCGCCGTCGAGTTGGCCGAAGACACACTGGGCACCTTGCAGTCCGAGGCGTCCAAGGTCATCCGCAACGCCAACATCAAGTCCCAAGTCGAGGGTGGTCAGGTGGCGCTCAAGGAACTGCTGCTCCAAAATATGAGCAAGTTCCGTCTGCCGTCGTACCTGAGTGCCGTGGCCGCAACGACCAACAAGGCGCTGAACATCTTGGAGAACAAGATCGGCCAGAAGACGATGGCGACCTTGACCGAAGCACTCAAGACCCCCGAGGGTGCTGCGAATCTGTTGGAGTCGCTGCCCGCCGCCGAACGTAACAAGGTTTTGCAACTGATCGGTGACCCGTCAAAATGGAGCGCACCAGCCCGCGCTACAGTTACAGGTGGCACCGCTGCTGGCGTCAACATGCTGGCACCGGAGCGCAATGTCGAAAACGAATTTGTGAGGTAAGTGATGGTGGAGTTCCAGAACGGTGAAATCGACCCAGTGAAGTACGGTGTCTTGTGGGAGCGTGTGCAGCACATGGACCGCAAGATCACCAAGATGGAAGGTCAACTTGACGAACTGATCGCGCTTGCCAACAAGGGCAAGGGTGGTCTGTGGTTCGGGATGACTGTGGCATCGGCTGTCTCGGGCTTCATCGGCTTCGCTCTGAGCAACTGGAAGCCTCACTGATGATCCGCAACATCGTCGATCAACTCAAGCGGGATGAAGGGGTGCGCTACGCCGCGTACCAGGATCACCTCGGCTACCTGACCATCGGGGTGGGTCGTCTGATCGATGAGCGGCGCGGGGGTGGTCTGCGTCCAGACGAGGTGGACTACCTGCTGGCCAACGACATCGCGGATCGCACGAAAGCGTTGACTCAGGCGCTGCCGTGGTTCAGCAAGCTCGACGGTGCCCGACAGGGAGTGCTGCTCAACATGGCCTTCCAGATGGGCACCAACGGGCTTCTGAGCTTCAAGAACACGCTGGCGCTGGTGGCGGCAGGCAAGTACGCCGAGGGCGCCAATAGAATGCTGGAGAGCGCTTGGGCGAAGCAGACCCCTGCTCGTGCCAAGCGACTCGCCGATCAAATGAGAACCGGAGAGTGGAAATGAACGCATCTATCGTGGCCGCCATCGTGCGCCATATCCTGACTGGTGTCGGTGGGGCACTGGCCCTGAAGTACGGCATCGACGGTGCCAGCATCGATGCCATCATCGGCGGGGCGTCTGCTCTCGCCGGTGTCGCGTGGTCAGTCTACGACAAGCGGTCTACCTGACGCTGCTTGACGGCACCCATCGGATCTTGGTGGTCGCGCTCATGATGCGCGGTGCCAATCGAGGGTGCGCTACGCCGTTCATCACGGACGGCAGCTTGAACGCATCCATTGCGCCTGGGCGACCCTCGAAGGGCTTGAGTTCCTCGGCCTTGTAGTATTCACGGATCTTGCTCATCTGATGGCTCCTTGGGTTTCCTGTTCGGTGGTGTAGGTGCTGCCTGCGCGGTGACACCCGGCGCAAGCGTTGTCGTCGAGACTGCGGTCGTAGCGGCAATCGCGGCTCATGCGAAATGGCCAAGACTCGCCTTTGACCTCCACGATGTCCTTGAACGGTGCCCTGTTCCAACAACCGTAGCGGTGCTCGGCGTCACGGACTCCGTGCTCGTGTACCGGGTGGTCGATCACAGGCATAGTTCAAGCTCCAGCAGTCGAGTTGCTTCTGTCTTGGGGTCGTAGGCATCATCGTCTACCCGGTACGCGCGGATGTGGCGCAGCAGCGAAAGTCGCAGCTTCTGGTTCTCGGCGTACAGTTGACACAGGTGCTTGCGACATGCCACCTCGAATGCGTCGTGCGGGTCACAGTGCTCCGCAATGCTCAACGGATCGTCGTAGTTCATTCGTCCTCCTCGTAGTCGTCATCCATCTGAATCTCTTCCGTGGAATTCATCAGCAGCGTGTGCTTGACCAGATCGAGCAAGCCGATCATGGTGGCGGTAAGCATCATGCCGTCGTACTTGTCCAACAGGACGTCCATCTCCTGAAGGAAGTTGCAGGCTACGTCTCGCTCGATCTTCACTTCTTCTCCTTCTCGGGTAGCGCCTGCAACTTGGTGACGCAGGCTTGACACACATGATGCGCGTGGAACTTGACCGCACCAGTCGCAGGCTTGTCCTGGTCGCAGTGCAGACAGTGAATGGTAGCGTTGGGTCGCAGATCGGCCAAGGTTCCAGTCTTCACTTAATTCGTCCGAGTCTGACTGCCTTGTCGTGACGCAACTGGCGAAGCACGGACATCGGCACCTCGGACTCCTTGGTCAGGAACTTGCACCCGCACACTTTGCACAACCGCAGCCGATGTGTCTCCTCGACGTCTGGGAACGTCTCGACTACGCGGGTTTCGCTGTTGCATCGGATGTCGGGGCACTGCATCTTTGCTGCCTCTTGTATTGTTTACGAGCCGCGTCGTAAAGGCTGTTGGCCTCGGCTGCGCGGCGCTTGAGCTCGTCCAGCAGGCGCTTGGTGATCATGTGTTGCTCCTTGCTCGGATGGCTGCTGCGATCTCATAGAGAATATCGTTCTCTTTTGTACCGCTCCAAGTGTCATCAAATGCTTCCATGACAATCGATCTACAAGCCTCCCGCTCTGCCTTAACCCCAGCCTGCCAGCCTTCCCATGCCCAGAAAGCGAACGAGTCTGCCTCGTATGGGTTGTCGGTGGTGATTTCTCCTTCGTCCCACCATGCGTTGAATTCTGGCGTCATTTGTCGCCCCTTGATTTGATCGCCTCTACGGCGTACTTCAACCAGCCTTCCGGCCCGCTGGGCCAGTGGTAGCTGGCCTCGCACGCCTCGATGCACGCCTCGCGCTCGGCTGCTACTGCCAAGACGTAGAAGCTAGTCAGCGTCTCGACGATTTCATCAGTCTCTTTGATCGTGTGCCCGTGTTGCGCGGCGGCCTCCCGCGCCATTGCAATGATGTCGTCTCTGGTCATTTCATACTCCTTCCTATCTCAGCAGCAGCGCGCACGATAGCGCGGCGGGTGGCTGCGCAGGGGTTGTCGTTTTCAACGCTTTCGGTGGTGCAGTGGCAGCTCATGTCGTCAGCTTCTGGGCCAAAAACTTCCACGATGTCGCAGTCGCAATTGATCTCTCGGTTCAGACGCAGGCGCAACTTCACCGCCAGCCGCAGCGCATCACCATCGTCGTCGAGCGGACTCCATGATTCGCCGCTGCGTTTGATGAACGACAGATACCCCTCAGACCAGAATCCATCAATTCCAGCCGCTTTTGCGGCCAGTTCCAGTAGTTCGCGATCGGTGTTGCTCATTTCTTTTCACCGGTGATGCCGTGGGCGCGCTCGATGGCGCGGGCGAAGGCGACGCGACGCTTTCCGGCCTCTGCCGTGTCAGCGTGAAGCGACCATGCCCGCTCGATCTGCTCATCCTTCAGAGGCTGCTGCGATGGCTGTGGTGCGGTATCCCGAATCTTGCAGCGCACATCAATCAGCACGCACATGGCTTGACACGGCTCTTGCGACACGGGGCAATAGTCAGGTCGCGTCATGCCAATCCCCTTTGATCCATCATCACAGTGCGAGCAAGTGACTCGCAGGTTTTGCATGTTTGCTGCGCTGGCTGCGGGTGGGTGTAGAGAGGCTGACATCCGTTGCAGTCGCTGCCGGTCGGAGCGTCGTAGTATTCCCAGCCGTCCTCATGCAGGTGACGGTAGGCCACCGGCTCGGCCTGAGCTGTCAAGGATTCCTTGACAGATGCCTGTTCGGCCTGCTGCACCATTTTCCCGGCGTCAGGAATATGGTCGGCCTGCCGCTCGGCCTGCAACCGCATTGCCAGATCAAACTCCGCCTGCCCCGCGTACTCGCTGCCGCACTTGTCGCAGATGCGCAGCACGACCAGATTAGCCTGCCCCTCTCCGCAGCACTTGCAGGTTTCCGATGTCGGAATGACTGGCTGTTGCGCTGGCTGCGGGTGGGTGTAGAGGCTGACTACACTGTGCTCGC